CGCCAACGCCACACTAGCTTGCTAGTGTGTCGTTTCGTATACCGACTGACTGAAAAGGCTGCTTCTAAAAAAGAAGAAGCAGACCCTGAATGGCGATCAGAGAGATCCAACGTAGGTCTTTGCGCTTCAGTGAAATACCGAAGCAACATTGACCATCCGTCGATCTCATGATTGACTGAAGGGGAGGTTATGTCTCGCACCAAATATTGCATCTTTTGGATGCCTTTATTGAAGCGACGACGAAACACTCCATGTTCAGCAGGTGCTACTCGAAGACTAGGGCATGATAAATTCATGCTTGCGTCCGGGATTGGGCCATATATGGCATTCAATCGAGCTACGATATACTCGTAGGTCGTGTAGTACCGCCTATCCCAGTATGCGTTAGCATAGCTAATGTAACTGGTATAGACGTCAGGACGAGGTGACTCATCCCACACAGTCCTTAAACGGACTGGCGTAACGTTGATACCTTTGAAGGCATCAACGCCACAGGATTCCCTAAAGGATCCTTTGGTGCAACTCTTACTGAGGTTAACTTTTAAACCAAACAGTTCGAGTATGGTCATTGCGCTCTCGGCGAAAGCCGTTGGTACAATGACGTCGTCACCGTATACGTGTATGAGCTCAGGCCAATCAGTCACGTCGTTACCTATGTAACGATTATAACTGATAAATGCATCTGAGTCATTTGCGTCGACGGCTGCCGCGGTAAGAAGCGCCCAAATCGTCAACGCCATTACGGGAAAGCATAAAGCTGACCCCATTGGCGCGTACTTTTCGAGCGTGATAATCTTACCATTAGGCAACCTAGTGGATGTAGATCTGCATGCTTCCAAACACCCCAAAAGGGGTTCAGGAAACAGCAGGCGAACTAAACCTAGGTGAACACGATCTGAGGCCTCTTTGAGGTCCAGAGTCGCGTACCTGCCGGTGGAAGACCCTAATAAGGCCCCCACTTGGTTTGGTACCTGGTCTGTGAAGTAAACGCCATACTTTGTCAAGTAGTGCGTTTCTACATGACGGACTATCGCCCGAGACAGTCCTTGCTGGACCCATTGAAAATCAACGGGTTCGCAAGAGATTAGTCTGGGACCGCGAGAATCCTTCGGTACAAGTAAAACTTGCGCCGGGTGATCCTCCATCGTAATGTCCCCAAAGGACTTATACGAGTCAACGACGTGCCCTGTCGAGGCGTAGAAATACGCATCTAACGGGTACTCGTCGGTGATCCTCTTCGATATATTCTTCCATTGAAACTTCTCCCAGAGTCGCTCTTTTGTAGAGACGACGCCGGGGCCGTGACTTGGAGTTATA